CGCGTCGAGTTCGGCTCCAAGGCCGCCTGGCGCATCGTCGAGGGCGAGGGCGGCGACAACCCGCTCGGCGTCGTCCCCGTCGTGGAGCTCCAGAACGCACCGTCCGCCAGGGCTGAACATGAGGGTGTCACCGACCAACTCGACCTCTACGCCAAGACCCTGTACGACATGTCCACCGCAGCGCACTACAGCGCCTATCGCCAGCGATGGGCCACGGGTGTCGACATGGGTGAAGAGGGCACCGAGGTCGATGCCGACGGCAACGCCATCGCCTCGCCACCAGCCGCCTCGTCGTCTGGTCCTGACACCGCCGTCACGACAGAGAGCCCGGACGCCAGGTTCGGCTCGTTCGATGTGTCCGACCTGGTCCCCTTCATCCGCGTCCTCGAGACACACCGCTCCGACATCGCCACCATCAGCTTCACGCCGCACCGCCTGCTGGTCCCGCCGCCCACGTCGGTGCCGCCATCCGGTGAGTCCGTGCGGCTGTCTGACCACCCTCTGACCACCAAGGTCGAGCGCAAGCAGGTCACCCTCGGCAATGGCTGGGAGACGGTCATCCGTCTCGCCTTCCTCGCCCGCGGCGACCAGGTCCGATCGCGCCGCATGGACCTGGAGACGGAGTGGGCGGACCCCGAGCTGCACACCGAATCCGAGCACATGGACGCGCTCATGAAGGCGCAGGCCATGGGCGTCCCCCAGGAGTACCTGTGGCGCCAGATGGGTGCCACGCCCCAGCAGATCCGGCGGTGGAAGGCGCAGACGCCGCCGCCCGCCCCTGAGCCACAAGGAGACATGACCGATGCCCCTGCCGAATGACGACACGCCCCAGCCCGCCACCGAGCCGGAGGCCACGCCCGCGGGAGAGGCGCCCACGCCGGACCCGACGGCGCTCGCGAAGCAGCTCGAGGAGGCCAGACAGCAGGCCGCCAAGTACCGTCGCGACGCTCGCCAGTTCGAGGAGTCGCTCAAGAAGCTCGAGGACGCTGACAAGAGCGACGCAGAGAAGGCCGCCGCTCGCATCGCCGAACTCGAGCAAAGCCTCGCGGCACGTGAGAACGCCGTTCGCCAGGCCGAGGTCCGGGCTGCTGCCATCGACGCCGCGTCCCGGCTCGGCTTTCGCAACCCCGAGGACGGGTTGCGATTCCTCGACATGGACACCCTGGAGTTCGATGACGCGGGGCGTCCCGTCGGCATCGACAAGCAACTCGCGGCCATCCTCAAGGAGCGTGACTACCTCAAGGCCATGCCCCGATGCCGGCCAGGGTGACCGTGGACGCACTGCCACGTTGACCGTGGACGAAATCCGCAAGATGAAGCCCGAAGAGATCAATGCTCGCTGGGACGAGGTGTCCCAGACCCTCGGCAGCGCGGGCCGGTAGCACTTGACGCTGGGGCTGGCGCGGGTGTAGCGTCAGTCCCAGCAGATACTCCACACCGGGCGTATCGTCGGCCAGGCGCCGGCGCGAACGCAGCCCCAGGAGGGCGCCGCTAGGCGCTCCGCTCGAGCCCCAGGAGGGTTCGCGGAAGCGGACAGCGGGATCGGTCCACCAAGACCGCACTCTCCTGGAGGTCCCCACTATGGCCGTCTCCACGTTCATCCCGGAGGTCTGGTCCGCCCGCCTCCTGTACAACCTGCAGAAGTCCCAGGTCTTCGGACAGCCCGGCGTCGTCAACCGCGACTACGAGGGCGACATCGCCCAGGTCGGTGACACCGTCCGCATCCAGGCCATCGGCGCGGTCACCATCACGCCCTACGTCAAGAACGTGGACCTCAGCTCTCCAGAGACGCTGACGGACGCCGAGACGACCCTGGCCATCGACCAGTCCCAGAGTTTCAACTTCCAGGTCGATGATGTGGACCGCCGGCAGATCCGCGTGGACCTCATCGACGCCGCCATGCGCGAGGCCGCCTACGGTCTGTCCGACACCGCGGACCAGCTCATCGCCGGCTTCTACGCCAGTTCCGGGTCCGCCGTCGCGTCGTCCGGTTCGCCCAAGACCGACATGGCCACGGCCACCAACGCCTACATCCACCTCGTCGAACTCGCCATCGAGTTGGACAAGATGAACGTGCCCTCCGCTGGGCGCTGGGTCATCGTCCCGCCCTGGTACCACGGCAAGCTTCTGCAGGACGCCCGTTTCGTGGCCAACGGCACCGACAGCGGCGCTGCGACGCTGGCCAACGGCCAGGTCGGCGAGGCGGCCGGGTTCCGCGTCATCAAGTCGAACAACGTCTCCACCGACGCCACGACCTGGCGGATCATGGCCGGCACGAGCCAGGCCATCAGCTTCGCCGAGCAGATCAAGAGCGTGGAAGCCTACCGCCCAGAGAAGCGGTTCGCGGACGCCGTCAAGGGCCTGCATCTCTACGGTGCCAAGGTCATCCGGCCCGCCGCTCTCAGCACGCTCTACGTCAACATCGCCTAAGCGGTGGCGACCAGCAAGCCATCCGGGGTCGCCCCAGCAGCGACCCCGGAGCCGGTCGAGGAACTGCCGTTCCATGCGGCAGTCCCTCGCTTGGCCGTCCCTGATGCCGTGCTCGGCCATCCAGGCTTCCCTGACATCGTCCTCACAGCCGACGCCGAGGGTGTCGTCCGACCGCAGACCCCTGATGAGGTGCGCCTCGCTGACGCGCTCCAGCTTCCCGTCATCCGAAAGGAGTAGCCCACCGTGGCGAACGCAACGGCCATCACCCTCAATGCCCTGACCGCGAACGGTTCCATCGTCGCCCCGACCGCCCAGGTGCTCGACACCGGCACAGGCGCCGTGACGTTGGAGTCGTCCGTCACGAGCGAGTTCGACCGCATCATCCTCGAGGTCACGAACACGTCGGCCAACAACCTGACCGTGACCATCGAGACCGGCGAGGACCCGCCCGCCTTCCGCAAGTCGCTCGGAGACGTCATCTCGGCGAACATGGCGCAGAGTGCCCGGCGCATCTTCGGACCATTCGAGAGTGCTCGCTTCGCGCAGGCCGACGGCAAGTTGCAGGTCACGTTCACGCCGACCGTGTCCACCATCGGCGCCACCTTCGTCGCCTACGTCCTGCCCAAGGTCTAGGCCATGCCTGTCTACGCCGGTCCCAACGAGGCCGCCTACGCCGCAGCTGCCGCGCTTGAGCGCGGCGTAGGGCCGTTCCCCCGCCTGAACATCGGGGCGGCGACGCCGGCGGTCGCTAACCGCTTCGTCGTCAGCACCAACATGAAGGTCGGGGCCTATGCTCTGGCCAACACGACGATGCCCACGGCAGGCACTCGGCGCATCACCGTTACGCATACCGCCGTCACCGGCACCGACACGCTCGGCACCATCGACGTCGTCGGCACCGACCGGACCGGCGCCGTCATCTCCGAGTCCATCGTGCCGATCGCCAATAGCGTGGCCACGAGTACCAAGTGGTTCCAGACCGTCACGTCCGTGACCGGCGCGGGCTGGGTCATCAACACCGGCAACGACACCCTCGTCGTCGGCTGTGCCGCTGGCGCGGGCGTCTTCGATGCCGATTGCACCCTCCACTCCGTCGTGGTCAACACGACGGCAGCGGGCACCATCACCCTCTCCGACTCGGCTGGCACCATCGCGGTGCTGAAGGCCAGCGTGGGTGAGGGCACCTACGTCTACGGCGCGGCCTGCTCAGGCTTCCTGAGCGCCAATGTCGCAGCCGCTTCCGACATCACGGTCCTCTACGCGACATGACGCTCGACGCGACCGTCGCCGGAGCCGCTGCTGACTCGTACCTCACGATCGCAGCAGCGGACGCCTTGGCGGGGTCCGACATGGGGCCCGAGGCCGACCGCTGGCTGGCTGCCACCACGACCGTCTTCGACCGCGAGAAGGCGCTGAAGCGCGCCACGCGCGAGATCGACGGCTTCGTGCGCACCGGCTGGCCGCGTTACAGCGGCACGCAAGCCCGTGTGTTCCCACGCTCCATCGACCAGACGAGCTCAGGCGTTGCCTACATCCCGCCGGCCATCCTCCAGGCCACCTACCACCAGGCCGCCTACATCCTCGCCAACGCGGCCGTCATCGACCGCGCCTCGGCCCGCCATGCCCGGGACCTCTCGTCCTCGTCCGAGCCGGACACGTCGGGCACGGTGTCCGGGGACGGCATGCACGTCATGTCGCCGCGGGCCCTCCACTTCCTTTCGTCCTTCGCCACGGCTGGCAGCGCGAAGAGCGGCACCATCCGCTCGCTGCGCATGTCCAGCGGCTTCCCCGGGTCGCCGACGTGATCGTCCAGACCGACCCCACGCCGCTGGTGCAGCACGCCACCGAGTCGTTCCAGGGTGCCCTGGACGACACCCTGCGGTACGCCATGACCATCGCACCTGCCTTCACCGGCGCCTACCGCGACTCACTCAAGGCGAACCGCCGGGCGCGCACCAACAAGCGCGGCGAGACGAAGCTCACGGGGGCCATCTCGTCGAAGAAGCCCTACGCCGGCATCCTGGAGCGTGGTGGCGGCCCCCACGCCGGCTGGGCGCATCGCGGTCCCCACGTCCAGCGCGCCAACGCCCCGCGACCGCTGCAGAAGGCGGGTGAGAAGTTCGGGGCGTTCCTGACGACGCGCCTGGGGTCGACGCCGATGCGCTCGTTCGCCATCCTCGACGTGGGTTCCGGGATGATGCGTGAGCAGGGGCCCCATGACCTCATCCTCTCGGGGCTTGGGTGATGGCCACCATCCTTGACATCGCCGACGAGCTGGCGCAGCTCATCGAGCCCGACCCGACGCTCCGCGACGACTCCCGCGTGCGGCCCGCGAGCGTGGACCCGGACATGCTCTACCTCTGGCCCGCACGCACGCTCTACGCGACCGATGACACGTCGGGGCGCGCCGACGTGCTCAGGTTCGAGGTCCACGCACTCTGGGCGGCCGACCGACTCGGCGAGGGCGACCCGGACCGCTCCGTCACGGAGGCCGTCCTCGAGCGCATGGCAGAGGTCGCTGCCGTCCTGGTCGCCAACCCCGGAGGCGAGACCTACGAGCAGCTGGGGGGCGTGTCGTTCGACCTGGAGAGCCCGCGCGGCTTCGACGTCCGCGGTTTCGAGCTTGTCGCCGTCGGGTACACCAAGGAGGTCTGATCCAGATGAGCACGTTCCCGAAGCGCAAGGGTGAGCCCGACACGCAGTACACGTACAACGACGCCATCGCCGGCGTGGTCGTCCTGACGTCGAATGACGCCGGGCTCGTGACCATCGCAGACGAGACCGAGGAGCGCGTCGCCGTGGCCTTCGGGCTGGAACCAGCCAAGCCCGAGCCCAAGCCGGCTCCCACCCCCAAGGAGGTCTAGGCCATGACCATCGCCGAGAACATCGCCCATCTTCGCTTCGGCATCCAGGCATCCAAGGGCACGCCGTCCACCGTTTCCGCTTATGGCCTCTACCTGGCGGACGGCACCACGGTCGGCAGCCAGCGGACCGATGAGCCGTTCGAGGAGACGACGGGCCTGCGGATGCGCAGCGACCGCTACGTCTCCGAGGTCCACGCGGCCGGACAGCCCGAGTTCTACGTCATGCCGCTGTCCATCGGTGCGCTGCTGTACGCGACCCTGGGAGCCAAGGCCGTGACCGGTGCATCCGACCCGTACACGCACACCTTCACGGTGGCCACGTCACGTCCGTGGCTCACCTTCTGGCGCAGCATCGGGGCGCTCCTGTTCGAGCGGTCGGCCGACTGCAAGGTCAACACCCTGACCATCTCGGGCGAGAGCGGCAAGCCGCTCCGCGTGACGGCGGATGTGCTGGGCCTGACCCCCGTGTTCAAGACGGCGGCCGAGGCCACGGCCACCATCGAAGTGACCAACCGGATGATGCACTACAACGGCGTCGGGGCCCTGATGCTCGAGGGCTCGGCGGTGGCGGATATCCGTGGCTTCCAGCTCGTCATCTCCAACAACGGCGAGGTCATCCCGGGCGACAACCTCACCGGCATCGACATCAGCGAAGGCGAACTGACCGCGCAGCTGACCATCACCAAGCTGTTCCTCGCCACCAGCATGCGGAACCGGCTCATGTACGGAGGGGCATCCCCGGCGGACAACACCGCGGCCGTGTCGGCCATCCTCGAGCTCGGCGGCACGCCGTCGGTGGACTTCAAGTTCATCCGCGCCACCGGCCCCGAGCGCAGCCTGCAGCTCCAGCTGCACCGTGTGGCGCTGGCGCCGTACGACATCCAGCCCGGCACGGGCAACAGCCCGCTCACCGAGGGCATCACGCTCGACTGCCTCCAGCCGGCAGGCGGCTCGACCCCCATCACGGCCAAGGTCCTGAACAACCAAGCGACCTACGCTGCGAGCTGATGCGGGCTGACGCCGCCGGCAACGGTTGGCTGCAGAGCGGGATCGTCGAGGTCCTCCTTCCATCCGGGGCGCAGGTCAGGCTCGTCCGCCCCTCCCTGCGCCACCTCATC